CTGTGGAAGATAACTTGTACGACAGCCTGTCTTCACGTTATACCAAGGCTTTGGCCCGTGGTATGGCTTATACCAAGCAAGTTAAAGCCGCTTTTGTGTTGAACAACGCATTTTCTGGCTCTGGCGTGACCTACGGTGACGGCGTTACTTTGTGTAACACTGCCCACCCATTGGTCTCTGGTGGTACTAACAGTAACACTCCATCTACCGCTTCTGACTTGAATGAAACATCGTTGGAAAACGCCGTTATTCAGATCGCTGCTTGGACAGATGAGCGTAGCTTGTTAATCGCCGCTAAGCCTAAGAAGTTGGTGATTCCACCTGCTCTGCAATTCGTTGCGACTCGTCTGCTTGAGACCGAACTCCGTGTTTCTACAGCCGACAATGACATCAACGCGTTGAAGAACAATGGTTCTATCCCTGATGGCTACTGCGTTAACCACTACTTGACAGACACCAATGCTTGGTTCCTGTTGACAGACGTGCCTAACGGTTTGAAGCACTTTATCCGTACCCCCATGTCTACAGGCATGGACGGTGACTTTGACACAGGTAACGTTCGTTACAAAGCCCGTGAGCGTTATAGCTTCGGCGTGTCAGATCCACTGGGTATCTTCGGTTCACCCGGAGCCTAATAAAACAGCCTCACGAGGGCTATTTGGGGCCACCTTCGGGTGGCCTTTTTCTTGTCATAAAGGTAAACTACGATGAACTTGCAGCCGTTTTGGTTGCATAAATTTAGGGGTATATCATGAAATTTGAAATGGAATTTGGCTACTTTGGCAACAACAAATTGTCTATTGAGACTCACGATTTTGAGATGATTGAAATTTTTCAACAGTTCGTGCAATTTCAGGAAAACTACGGTTGGGCTGTTGAGTACGTAGCCGCACCTGACGACGAAGAGTTTGAGGACGAAGATGAGACCGAAGAAGAGTTAGATGGCGCTGTGGCTGAAGCCGCCGCAGAAGCTGCTAATAAAGAGTAATACTAAGGGGCTTCGGCCCCTTTTTTCTTTTTGGCTTTCTTGGTAATACGCTCGTCGTGGTGGTGTATACGGTGGCAGTTAGCGCAGAGCACAATGCACTTTTGGACTTCTTCCATAGCACGCTTAAAGGCACGGTTTTTTATTAGTTTGTTGACCGAGGCTTCTTTGGTATCGCTGTCTATGTGGTGGAAATCAAACGTAGCTGGGTGGTTCTGCCCACACTTTACGCAGGCTAATGTAGCTTTAAAGCTACGCCATTTATCTTTGTATTCTTTGGCAGAAGCCTTACTTGCGGCAATTACAGTAGCTTTATTCTTCTCGTAGTACGTATTTGCGTACGTCTTTTGTTTAGTTTGCTTAACTTTTGGATCTTTATACGGCATGTTTGATCCGATACCGCCAGTACAACGCCGTTTTGAAACCCCAAGGTTTAGATGGCTCAAACATTTTAAAACCTATAGCTATCAAACTGTTAGCAGAAGCGGGGTTTTGATGAGTGTCCGTGATGACCCAGTTCATGCCTAGTCTCTTGGCCACTTTAAGGCGCTGTCGGATAAGCCGCTTCTGGAGTCCCTGTCCTTGATGAGTTGGTATAACGCCTGCGCGACATAGGTACATAGTGTCAGACCAACGAGTAGAGGGGACAATACCACCAAAGCCAACGGCTTCACCGTTTTGCGAGTAAACAACATGCCAATATCCTTGTGTAATTGGGTAAATTTTATCGTGGGGGAGACATGCTTTTTGAAGCAACGTCAATAGTTGCACCACCTCTGGCTGACGAGTATCAACAGGGACGACGTGGTATTTCATGCCCCCATAATGCCGGAGGATTGTGACAAGAAAAATAATTGTTGCACACTTAAAAATACCGTGATATAAACACAGCAATCCGGGCTTATCCGGTGTTCTGACAGTCCCGGCTGACGACATGCAGACAGAACACCCCAACTTGCATGTAAGGAATACATCATGGCACGCACTACGTTTCAAGGCCCAGTTCGTTCATTGGGCGGCATTTATCAACAAGGCCCAGCTACTGTTATTGACATCACAACAAGCACCACATTAAGCCCCGAAGCTCACGGCGGTCGCATCATCGCTGTTGGTGGTTCTTTGGCAGCAGCAGTCACTTTGACTCTGCCAGCAATCAACGTTTCAACAAACTCTGTTACATCTGGCCCCGGTCAAGACCCAAGCACAGCTAACAACGAAGGCGTTGTTTACACAATCTGGGTTCCTACTACCATCTCTACAAGCTCTTTGAAGATTGGTACAACTTCTGGTTCTGGCGATTTGTACGTTGGTACTGTGATTTCTGTTGACTCAGACTCATCTGGCGCAGTTGTTGGCTTTTCTGCCAACGGTTCTTCTAATGACTTCATCAACTTAAACGGTACAACTACCGGCGGCGTTGCTGGCACATGGATTCAAATTGTTGCAGTTGCTGCTGACAAGTACATGGTGACTGGAAACGTTATTGGTTCTAGCACTGTCGCTACACCTTTCGCAGATTCCTAATCAACCCAAGGGGCTTCGGCCCCTTTTTTAAAGGAGATTGATTATGTCAATGCAATATGACGTTAAATCACAGCATGGCGGGGTTTCCGGCTTGATGGTTCCGTACCGAACTCGTTTAAAGGGAGCGATTGTTTTTCCTTTTACTGGTGCTACTGAGTACACTGTTTTGGTTGACAATATTAGTATTAGCGGGACTTACGCAAGAGCCACTACAACAGCAACAATTACTGCCATCAATCACGGTCTAAAAGCGGGTGATTGGGTTTATTTGGATTGGGATTTAACAGACAACCCATATCAAGTTCAAACAGCGGCTACTGCAAATACGTTTACTGTTACTGTTGCCAATTCTGGTGCAGCCAGCGGAAATGTCACCGTATACAATGACGTACTACTGCAAATAGATTCGTCAAATCAAACTGCATACAACGTAAATATTCCCGGAGAAGGTATTCTTGCCCATTACGGCATACGACTTTTCTTAGGGGCCAATACGCATATTACGGTGTTTTATGGCTAAGAGTCCAGCATGGCAGAGGAAAGAAGGTAAGTCCGAGAAGGGCGGCTTGAACGCCAAAGGCCGAGCCTCCGCGAAAGCGCAAGGTATGAACTTGAAGGCTCCCCAGCCCGAAGGCGGCTCCCGGCGCGACTCTTTTTGTGCGAGGATGGGCGGGATGAAAAAGAAGCTAACCTCTGCCAAGACAGCCAACGATCCAGATTCACGTATCAACAAAGCTCTTAGAGCATGGAATTGTTAACATGACTACACATTCCGACACAGTTAAAAGCACGCTGGATATTATTTCGGTGTTTGCAACCATAGGATCGTTTTTGGAAATGTTTACCCCAGTATTTGGTCTTATTGGTGCAGTCTGGACGGTGATGCGAATTGCTGAAATGATTGCGGGTAAACCCTTTGCTGAACTTATTCGCAGGAAAAAAGATGCCGTCAGTGAGTAAGAAGCAACACAATTTCATGGCGGCGGTGGCTAACAACCCATCGTTTGCTAAGAAAGCAGGCGTCCCACAGTCTGTGGGTAAAGAGTTTAACGAGGCCGACAAAGGCCGTAAATTTTCTAAAGGTGGCGATATGAAAAAGATGAATATGGGCGGATACGCCGACGGTGGCATGACCATGGTCAAAAAAGGCGACAAAATGGTTCCTGACTTTGCCGCTGACGGCAAGGGTAAGATGGCCAAAGGCGGCATGGCTAAAGCAGACATGAAGCAAGATAAGTCAATGATGCAAAAAGCCGTGAACAAACACGAAGGCCGTTTGCACAAAGGCTCTCCTATGACCAAGCTGGCTAAGGGCGGCATGGCTGCATCCAAAATGGGCGCTGTAAAGACTGGTAAAACACCTGATGGTATTGCTACTAAAGGCAAAACTAAGGGCACAATGATTACCATGAAGCGCGGCGGAAAGTGCTAAGTCATGAAAAAATACGCTGAAGGTGGTATCTATACCGCTGAAATGGGTAAACCCCCAACAGACCCCGAAGGCGTGCCAGCGGATAAAAAACCTGCGGCTAAACCCGCGCCTAAGCCAACGCCTAAGAAGACTGCGCCCCCAAAAGACACAGTGTTCCGCGAAGGTATGCCAGTTCCACAAGATGTAGATGGTGGATCTGCCCCCCGCAAGAAAAAGATGGCCAATGGTGGCGTCACTCGCGCAGACGGTATTGCCCAGCGTGGCAAGACTCGCGGAAAAATGTGTTAAGGAAATAATATGTCATCCCCAAAACAAAATGCTACCCCCGCAGAAATGGCCGCACTTGCCAAACTTAATAAAAAGTTGTATGGGACAAAGCCTGAAATAGGGCCGGGAAAGTCAATGGCTGGCGGTGACATTAGTGGCGCTATAAAAGCTGCTACGCAAGCTGTTGCAAAAGAAAAACCTCAAGATATAAAAGAAGTTGAGCCAAGGCGTCCTACACCACTACCGCCAAGGCGTCCTACACCATTACCGCCAACGCCAAAGCGCCCAGACCCAATACCGCCAAGGCCGGGACGTTCAGATCCATTGCCGCTTCCGGTTAAACCATTGCCCCCCAGAGAGCCAGTAAAAACTCAGATGCCAGCGCTACGCCCAACAGGTAAACCATCAAATCAAATGGAATACAAAAAAGGCGGTTCTGTTCCTTCAGCCTCTAAACGTGGCGATGGTATAGCTCAGCGTGGTAAGACACGCGGAAAAATGCGATGATGCCAAGCCGTGGAATGGGAGCCATATCCCCAAGCAAAATGCCCGGTGCAAAGAAAAAAGCACGTCGGGACAACACTGACTTTACTCAGTATGCCGAGGGTGGTAAAGTTAACGCTGCTGGTAACTACACGAAACCCGGTTTGCGTAAGCGAATTGTGTCTCAAGTAAAGGCTGCAAACACTCACGGCACAGGCGCAGGGCAATGGTCTGCACGCAAAGCACAACTTGTAGCTAAAAAATACAAGGCGGCTGGGGGTTCTTACCGTGACTAAACTTTGCTTGAAATGTAATTCTGAGAAACCGTTGGAAGACTTTTACAAGTTTTTTGATAAGTGGTCAGACAAACATTATTCAAGCGCCCGTTGCAAACCTTGCCATCAAGAATATAAACGCGAAAGCCCCACTACTCCACGCAACCGCAAAGCGGAAAAATTACAGTTGCGGTACGGGTTAACTTACGAGCAGTGGGAACAAATGCGGTTAAATGAAGGGCATGCTTGCATGATATGTGGCATAACCGAAAATGAGATTGACAAAAAACTTGATGTAGATCATTGTCATACAAGTGGGAAAGTTCGCGGTATTTTGTGTAATCCATGCAACAATATGATTGGTCACGCTAAAGACAACATTGAAGCATTGCGTGCGGCGGCGGACTATCTTGAGCAAAATGCAAACGGGTATAAAGGCTTCGAAGCATGAAAGCCCCACAACAATCCCTCAAAGACTGGGGCGACCAGAAATGGAGAACCAAAAGTGGTAAAAAATCTTCTGACACAGGTGAAAGATACCTTCCTTCTGCTGCGATTAAAAGTCTCAGTCCAAGTGAGTATGCTGCGACAACGCGTGCGAAACGTGCTGGCAAAAAAGCCGGAAAACAATTCGTAGCCCAACCTAAAACTATTGCAAAGAAAACGGCAGGATTTAGATGACTACTACCGGAACCACACTGTTCAACATGGACTTCACGGAGATCGCCGAGGAAGCTTGGGAGCGTGCGGGCCGGGAGATGCGTTCTGGTTATGACTTACGTACAGCACGTCGCTCAATGAACCTAATGACTGTTGAGTGGCAGAACAAGGGCATTAACATGTGGACGATGGAGCAGGGGATTATCAACCTGACTCCGGGTTTAGCCACATACGCTTTGCCGACTGACACCATTGATTTGTTAGAACATGTGATTCGTACTGGATCTAACACTGCTTCTACGCAAGCCGACTTAACCATTTCACGCATTAGCGTTTCTACCTATGCAACTATTCCAAACAAGCTTAGCCAAGCTCGCCCAATTCAAGTCTGGATTCAAAGGCTTTCTGGCGAAACTA